ACAAACTTCTAAGAGAAAAACAGCTCCAAAAGCTCAACCTAAAACTAAAATTACTCAAACTCCTAGACCAAAACGCCGCTATAACGCAAAGAAAGAACTTGTTCAACTCGCTGAATCAGTCCTTGGTTTTGGAAATGTCATTATGCCTCGACCAGTATCAGCTCCAACAAGTACTTATGTTGCTCGTCGTATTAATGATATCACGTCTTCTGCTAACTCTCCTCTCGATTTCACATTTATTTCAACTCCTGATACATTTAATTCAACAATTGTTTATCAATCTTCATCAAGTCAAGCTGATTGGAATTCCATCTCAGTTACTGAAGTAGTACCAAGTAGATTAGAACCACGAAACTTAGAATCTTTTAAAACTTTAGGTTCTCCTATCTATGTCGTACCAGCTTATGCTTATAATATCAACAAAGTTGTCTTACCTCGTTGTAAGAAAGCTTCGTCACCAAATATCTCTTTTACACCAGATTTTAGAAACTTCGATTCTTTAATTCCACAATCTAATGCAATTCCTTATTTTAATATCCAAGACCTAACAGGCAAATCTATTCATACGAGAGTAGAAATTACTGGCACTGTTTTAGGCTCAACATTAGAATTAGTCATGTGGCCAAATAGAGATATTGTTGGCTCAAATAATAAAGTTGTTATTAATCCAGTTCTTTCCACATCAACAACCCAAGCATGGGACATTAATTATCAATTTCAAGCAGGTGAATGCCAGTCATTCTCACTCGAACTTAAAAATGTTGGTGTTTTAGATTCTATTTTATTATCTGGAATCACTGGACAAGCTCCAAATTTCGATTATCTTGACATTCCACCGGTTGTTTTATCAGATTTAGACGATACAGAAAATGGCACTTGGGCCCAAATGTTAAACAATGCAGAAAACTGGGCAATTACTGGTTTGGCCGTTACTTTGACCAACCAATCACCTTCAGTCACCAATAATGGGGCTGTTTCTATTGCTCTTTTTCCTGCTACTTACCCAAGACTAACTGATTCAACTGAAATGTCTTCAGCAGTGTCATCACGTCGGTTATGGCATTACAACGGACAAGTCCTGACGGGCGCTCATGGAATCTGGGCACCTCGATCTATCGAAGATTTATTTCCACAACCAGTACATTCTAGAATTTTAACCCAATTTATTGCTGGTAGTGCTAAATATTCATCATTAGGAGGAACACAAACGATGAGACTTGCAGTCACAACTAGAAAAGAAATCCAAACTAACTCAAATTTAATTTCATCTTACATTCCGATTCATTCAGCAACAGCTCTTTCACACATTTTCGGTGCGATTACTATGAATTTGCATAAAGTATATGGAGACAATCCTAATCATATGAAAAGAATTTATGAAACAGCAGTTTCTATTGCACAATCTCCAGCTTTTAAAGCAATTCTAGCTGAACTAGGACCAGCACTTATTAGAACTTTGGCAGTTGCCCCACTCTCTCTAATTTAAATTTTTATTCGTTTTCTAGTCATTTTATCATCCATTTCTAGTGTTCAAAAAGCCGTGGACTCGCCA